TACGTTTTCCATGACGACGCAAATCGAAGATTCGTGTCGTACAGTAGGTGCAATGATTGCATTTGTACATAATAATGAGTTTATTTAGATAACAAACAATCCTTTTAAATGCGCAACGCAACGCAACGCAACGCAATGAGGGTGGGGGGGGAGATTATTTGTTCAATTTATTTTTGAAATTAATATTTTCAAATATGATTTGTTACAAAGTTTAAGATTTTTGTCATGATATTCACGGATACCACACAAATGCGTTAGTAAAGTGTATTGATATAAGTATTATGTGATGGTAAATAATAATATTCAACAAAACACATATGGATCTATTGATCAATACGTTACCTACCGATATACAAGAAAAGATTCATCATTTGGTCATAAAATTGAGACAGCCTAGGACCATATCTACCGACCTAATGGAAGAAGTTACGACTCATGCTGGATTATTATTTAATATATTGAAAAAAACACAAATAAATCAGTCCATGTATATTCATGTACGATACACGAATGTATCATTGTTGGCCTATTACTTGGTATGGATTCTAAACGACGAAAGCTTCACATTCGAGTCGAATGTGACCGACAATGTGATATGTTTGTTCAATCAAGATAATGAATACATACACAACATCAATTTTGAAACATTCTTAATCTACAGTGAAATTCAAGTCACGAAAATGATGGTACTCATTCGAAAATGTTGGTTGTTGATGTGTGTAAAAAAACGTTTGAAAGCACATAGGCTATTAATTACAGGCTATTAATATATACTGAAATATTTGAAACAATTTGGACATAAAACTGGTTCGACAATACATTCAGTTTGAATTATCTTTATTTCGTTATTGCATAACAAGCAGGCAAATTTGCAATCATCAATACACACAAAATCGCTGTTATTTAAGGTCGCATAACTACTCCCTGGCAAAGTATTGAGGTGGAGCAGTTTCCTGGAATGACACAAAGAACACGTACCCTTAACTATGAAACTATCCTTCACTTTTCGAATTAGATTGTGTATGTTGTTTTTATTGGATACCAGCTTTCTCGTATTTTTGATATGCTTGATATGATATTCCCTGTTATATAATAAACTATACAAATATTTGCAACTGATAGATAAATCATGAATATCTTCATCGATCAAAAAGGATGCTATCTTATGAACAAGGTGTTCGTCGAGCATATCAATCATTACATGAATGTTTAATACATATAGATTTTTGTTTGAAACAAGTGAAAAATAAGGTTTCGGCGAGAAAATATATTTTCAAAAAAAAGTTTAAATTATTTATACAAAATGTGTTTTCAAGAATATATTAGTCATGTTCGAAGATATCAGAGGTCTTCCATACGACTTGCAGATGAAAATATATGAAGACGTTATTTCTTTGAGGAAACATCATGCAATCGATAATGAATTATTAAAAGATATACATTCAAATTATCACTTGAACCATTTGATTCAGGTATATGCGACACATTTTGGTAAAGAAGAAAATCGACATTTACATTGGTTGGAAAACAATCTATTGTATTACATGAATGGTTACACGCCGTTATTGACATCTGTAAATGAAAGATTCCATTCAATTTTTCCTGACAAAGACGACGCTGAAATTCGTGAATCTTTGTTTTCTATTTTAGTCGATGAGAGATCTCTGAAAAGACGCATCAAACGGTTTTGGTTCGGGCTTTGTCATGAAGAACGTTTTGAATTTTCCAATTTGGAATACTAGGTTCGGTAAAAGTTCATTCGTCTTCTTTTCCATCAGAGAATATCATTGTTTGTTATGATATGATACTCGTTTTGATTTAATTAAATGAAAATATCAGTGAAATAAACACACACTTTGGGTTTTAATTTCATATTCTTTGTAATTATATACAATCGTATAAAATGGCTGACGCGTTTTATCATTTCGAAAACTTACACGACTTTTTGAAAATTCGCAATACACAAACAGGTACAAACTCATTCGTTTCAAAATCAAATATAGTTATTCAGCAAGATAATGCACATTCTTTTTTTATTAAGAATGATTCATTTATAAAGTACTTCAAAACTTCCGAAATTGCAAGTCCTATAGGTGATCTTGAAGAAATCTTGACAGAGTTGTTGTCAATGATCAGCAGTGGATGGATGTCTGACTTAATTAACGATCTCGAAAAATCAGACGCGGTTTTCGAACTATCAATGGCATCGGACGAAAATAGTAAATACATTGACTCTCGGTGCGTAAATGAGATTGAGGAAGAGAAGCCAACTGAAGATTGGATGAACTATATAGAACACGAACACATGGTGGAAATCAGAGTTCCGAGTACAGATGGTGACTATACCTCTGTTAGACAGAGTCGCGAACATATTTGCATATCGACTGGTAAGACAAATATAACTTTGGTGTGTGGAAAACTAATTAATAGTATTGAATCGATAACTGATGAAACTAAATGCATAACACGTATAGGACTATTTGATGACCAAAACAACGATAAATATGGAACGGGGATGTTCTTTGAATACAATGCTCATCCTGGCACAGACGAGGTCACATGTGCCATTGTTCTTAAATATTATAATTCGGATGGAGACGTAGTTGTTGAAAAACGAGTTTTTCAAAGTGATTGGAACAAAGATAAAATGGATGGGAATGGTAGCGGATACGTATTTGACCCGACAGAAATGAATACCTTTGTGTTCAAATATACAAACATACCCAACTCAACAATTCAATTCGGTGTGATAACAAATGGTGTAGTTGTCACTGTACATGAAGAAGACGAACGCACTGGTATTATGAAAGATTTCAATCTAAATGCAAAACTTCCTATTCGCTGGGAAATGCAAACGAATGGCGGATCCACAAGGCATATGCTACAGGGGAACGGTGTAGTGTATTCAAACGAAAAACATTTTTCGAAAGCGTATATGCAAAGCTTCTGTCCAGATGGAGTTAAACATTTAAATAGTTCTTCTAGGAAAAATATGCTTTTTTCGATAAAACTAGACGATAGATATATAAAGAACAAAGTAAAGATTTCAAATATTAACTTATTTAACAGCAGCCAAAATAACAGTATTGTGAAATGGAAGTTGATTAAAAACGGTACAATAAAGGAAATAGAAAATTTTAATCTTACTGATGAAACATATATTTCTACGGATCCGACATTAGTATATGTTTCACATTCAAAAGCATCAATACAATACACTGAAACATCTTCGTTCTCAATTGATACTGACAATAATAATATACTATATACAGACTATTTCACGATAGATGATACTGACCCTGGAGAAACTGTGGCATCAGGATACATTACAAATGATAAGGTTACTTCAATAAATACCAAATCCATTGAATACATCACAAGTAGCATAACTGGAGTATCTGATGTATATTCATTGATGTTATATTATGTAAATTCTGATGCCGAGGTTCAGTTCAGCCTCGATTGGGAAGAATATGAGTAGTTCTTTCTTTCAAAAATATATACGCTTTTTTTAGGTCTCTCATAACTTCTTCGTTTCCTGAAAACTCTTTTACTCTTTTTTTCAAAGCCTCCTTGAGATCATCTTTTGTGAAAATCTGGGTAGAAAGTCCAATTTTGTTCAAATGTGATATCATTTGAGTATTTCTTTTATTTAGGTGTATTTCTGGTACTTCGTTGTGATTGTAATATTCGATTCGAAATTTCATCATATGTTCCCCCACACTATAAAGTTGCCCATCATTATCTATAAATTTAATAGTGAGTTTGCTCAGTTTCGAGATCGGATTATTAAGTAATCGTTTATCAGATTCATATACATCGTTTTTGTATTCCGTAATATAATCTATGAGCGGTAGCTGTGTGAATGAGTCTTTTATATATTGGTTATTCGATATAGCATTCGGGGAAAACTCTTCGATGTGTAAATTCACGTACATGTTTTTCCCCTGTTTATTGTATACTGCGTAAACCAGTTTGATGTATGTCACGTTCTTTAAAATGTCGTTAAGTTGAACTGTATATGAATCTGGATTTGGATGAATCTTTTTATTTCTATCGTTACTGTCAATAATCAGGTAATTTGATAGTATTTCCATGGTTTATATCAGCGTACACCTTTAATAAACCTTTTCAAACACAATACATTCAACTGTTGTTACATCTGAAAATACATTAATAGAGCTTTCAAATCATAACAGTGTTCTGCTTGATGTGTTTAAAGATTTATTTTGTTAATGTAGGTAACTACGTATGTTGCGTTCATCGGAATTGTATTCGACGACGAAAATAGGACAAGAATACACACTTGATTACAAATTGTATTTTAAAAATGAAAAAATGGAAATAATATCACCTTGGAGCGATATCCCGTTTAAGACTGGAACCGACAACACAAACGAATTCCGCTGTGTGGTAGAAATACCAAAGGATTCAATGCACAAACTGGAGATGTCCAAACATATAAAAAACAATCCGATTACTCATGATACGAATAAAGATAATAGCATACGCACCTTTCCATTCCCAATTAAGTGGAACTATGGATTTATTCCACAAACTTGGGAGGATCCAAATATTAAAATCAAATCTTTGAACAACTTGTCGGGTGACAACGATCCGGTCGATGTTGTGATACTCGGTGACGAGGTGTATTCCGTTGGAACAGTACTCGACGTAAAGGTAATAGGGGCTTATGCTATGATTGATAACAACGAGGTTGATTACAAAGTTATTGCCATAGATAGCAAACAAACCAATGCTTTCAAAATCAATACAGATACAGACGTTCGTAAGTATTTGGACATGAATGAGATTAACGAAATCAAAGAATGGTTTCGAGCCTATAAACCGAATTCAAATCCCCCAACCTATTTTGGATATGACGAATCGCTGCTCTCCATAAACGACACCATAAAGATACTCGACGACACACACGACCATTGGATGAAGTTACCTAAGAATTTACCCTGCACCAACATTTAAAAAACGATTTATATGTTATGATAACAGTACATTCAATAAAACATGATTCTGTTAATATGTGGATATAAAGGTTCGGGCAAAGACACTCTTGCGAATCATTTGGTATCCAAACACGCATTTCAACATCACAAAGTATCGCACCATTTGAAACAAATGCTTATGAAAATGTTTGGATTTACATATGAACAAGTCGAAAGCAATCTTAAAGATGAAATTGACGATAGATGGAAGATTTCTCCACGAACCGCGATGAAGTTCGTTGGAACCGATATGTTTCAATTTAAAATTCAAGAACTTCTACCTGGGATTCAACGCAATTTCTGGAGCAAATTAATGGTAAATGATATTCGATCTAGTCGAACTAACAATTGCCCGATCGTAATTTCTGATTTAAGATTCATACACGAATATGAATACATCATGGATGCCTTCCCAAACGAAACCATCTGTATTGTGAAAGTATTACGATCGTCTGTTAAGATTCAAACGTTATACACAGACGAAAGTGAAAACGAGCACACAAAAATGACCTACAATTATATCCTTCCAAACAACGGCACCACTTCGCAATTTTGCGATAATGTGGATAAGTTGATATCCCATCTAGAAAAACAAAGACAGTTAGATACCATGTATCTCATTGAATAAAAGTAGTATATTGTATTGTTAAAACAACGCTATATATTACATAAAAAATGTACTCGTGATGGGACTTGAACCCATGGCTTCCGGCTCATAAGACCAGCACTCTAACCAACTGAGTTACACGAGTTCAATGATCAAGTATATTCATACTTCATACTATTATCATTCGATTTATTTTTAAATGCTTTTTTAGAAATCTATTGTACAATTTTCACAAAAACGCCTGCTACAGCGTAGCATATTGAAATAATGATTGCATCTTTGAGATTCGACGGACTGTCCGTCAAATAATTCTTTAAATAATAGCGAAAAGAAAAGAAGGCTATAAATAATACGATAAAAAAACGGATATGATCCATGGTTTTATTAACTTATATTATATTTAATATGATCAACGTTTGCATCATTATTGCTAATAATTTAGTTTTATTTGTAACCGGATAGATATCACCGTATCCACAGGTTGTTAATGTGGTTTGAATAAAGTATATCATAGTACCCACACTATTCGAATCACCTTCACGATTGAAATACCATTCACTTTTATCTGTAAAGAATATGAAAATGGTTAAAAATACGATTTCGATTAATATCACTTTAAATAATCGTGCGAGAATTTCGTTCGGGTTGAAGAAAAGTGTAGCCAAGTTCAACAATATGACTATATGAATTGTAGAAATAATGAATCTGGATTTCGTAGTAACAGGCAAATAATCACCGTAACCCACTGTTGAAACGTTTGAGAATGTAATGTATATATAATCGATAATTGATAGTTTTTTGCCTACGACTCCCCAATCATGCTCATCGGTTAAAAATTTCATGATCAAA